ACCTTTTTGTTTAAATTCTATAAAGTTCTCGTCTATATCCCATTCTTTCCAACTTTCAATGTATTGGTGTGTTGTTCCGTAATTTGTTCTAATACTGTACATATTTATTAAGTTTTGTAATTATTAATCCGTTACTATTCATAGCCAAACCGTTGTGTGTAATACTAGTTTTGCTCAAAGAATACAACACCTTCATTACTAGTATCTAATTCGTCTAATTCGTACCCGTCCCAAGCCCCTTTTTCTTCTGCTATTTTTTTAGCATCTTCTCTGTTCTTTGCATTTATTACAATAACTGATAATCCGTAATTCGTGTCCCAATTCGCTATATATGTTTTCATTTTAATAAAGTTTGTGGCTTAAATTCCGCACTACACACAACAATGTATATAGTTTATAAGCCTAATTAATATTTGTTTTTAATTTGTAATTTTCTGCTATGGCTTACAAAACCATATACTCAACGTTGTACAAATCTACTATCTATTTATTTAATACACAAGCTTTTTTATCTATTTTTTTTTCTATTATATCGAATAAATACGTAAGTGTCTGAACCTCATTAGATTGAGCCTGATAATTTTTTCTTAAAATATCGTTTGACATCTTCGAGGATATTACTCCTTCTATTTCTAGCTCTATCTCTTGTAGTGATTTATGAGCAAAGAATAACTTAGCCTCTAATTTATTAGAAGCTCTTTCTAGTAATTGGTCTGTAGTTAGTTTTGTAGTTTCTATCATTATAAAGTTTTTTTAGTCTTATAACCTAACTGCTTTAACAGTTCTATAGCCATATCTTCGTCTTCGTGGTATTCAAATTCATAATCCATAATTAAAAGTGTTTTAAAGTTAAATTCTATGCAAATATATATTAAATTTATTTACTGTGCAAGTTTTTTAGCTATTTGTTTTAAAATATTTTGTTGTTTAATAGATAAATTATTTCTAGACATTATACTAGTGAGAAAAGATACTTCCCATTTATTATTAGTTTTTAATATTAAGCCTTTAATAACATTACGTTTAGATATGATTCGTTGAGTATTTGTCTTAGCTCTTTCTTTTAGTATCTTATTGTCAAGTTGAATATCTTTAGCTTTTTGTTTTTTAAGATTAGCTTCTTTTTTAATAATTTCTAATCTATTTAAGTTATATTCTATTTGTTCTTTAGTCATTATTTAGGTTTTTAAATTAATTTATCATTGTTATTGGTCATTGTATAGTATTTGTCGCTTAGAGATAAGTTCCACCAAATAAGATTATTTAATCTATAGTCTACGTTTGATGAGTTACTTATTAAGTAGCACCTGATAGTATGTCTCATTTCTTTAAGGTAAACCTCTTCTTTTTCAGTTAAAGCCTTATTTTCATTAGCCTTTTTCATTAATCTCTTTAATCGCTTTTTCTGAATAGCTTTAAGGAATACTTCTTTTGCAGACACTTCTATTAAAAGGTCTATAATCTCTAAAGACGTTATCCTTTTAGACTCTTTCACTAAGGATACTGCTTTTGTGGCTTTTGCTTTCGTGGTTACTGCTTTTTTCATAGTTTCTTTATATTATATAGTAGATTCGTTCGTTATTCTTCATAAGATTGCCATATCACATCAAGTGAAGCACAAGGCAAAACTACAAAAAATAAACGACATACACAAGTAAAAAGTAATATATTTTTATAAAGCACAAAAAAAAAGCGAAAAAAACTTAGTTATTGAGTCCCACCTCCTCTAACTAAATCTTAATCGCTTATGATTTATATGTATTTTTCGGTGGGAATGTATGTCTTTGTTTAAAAACAAAATAATTGTATTCTGTTACCTAAAAGTCTTGTAACTCCTTGATTGCCTTTAGTTTATCTCTAAATTTCTCGAATACTTCTAACCATTCAGCGTCTGACATTTTATAGATTTGTCTAGATTTTATAAGTAGCTCTTCTGCTAATTCAGTTCCTATTTTAAGAGAGTATTCAAATTGTCTACCATATTCGAACCGATTACATTTTCTACATTGAGCGTGTACATTTTGTTCGTCGTATCTAGTAGCCATCTTAGCTCTAGAAATAAAGTGACCAGCATCTGATTCTGTAAAGTGTATAGGTTTATTACAAGATATACATTTGCAGTAACCTGAGTCGTTATCTGCTTCTCTTCTACGTATATACTCGTGAAATACTTTATCTATTTTAGTTTTCCAATATTTTTGTGTCTTTTTTTTAACAGCCATAATTTAAGGTATAAAATAAGAAAGCTCCTACATCGTAAACCCTAAAAACTTTGTAGAAACCCTCTTATAATACTTTATTTAAAAACAATTTTAAGAGCTTTTAAGACATTACTTAATATATTTGTCCACTACCTTTCTAGCGAAGCTTCTAAAGCCTAAGACATCTATAACAATAGCTCCTAAGACATACTTATACCAATTAGGTAATTTATCTAAGTTTTCGTAAGATATTCTTATGTCTTCTGACAAATTTATATACTCAGAGGTATTATAAGCAATTATAAAAGGTGTAACTGTAGCAATAACTACAGGCACTAAGAAAAGGTATGTAATAACCTCGTCTTTCCACGTCTTAGATTTTTGTCTATTAGTAATTAAATCTATTTGATTGTCGGAATCCGTGTTAGACAGAATCCTATCTACAGTAGCTTTAGTCTGAGCTTCTACAATAGCAAAATCTTGCTTCTGTTTTACTGCTTTTAATTCTGCTTTACGTGCTAAGTAGTCTCTACCTATGCCTAGTAAGTTTCCTATTATGCTAAATATATTCATTATCGTTCATATAAGTTTATAATGTAGTCATATTCTTTAGAGACATCAAGAGAAGGGCAAGCTTTATTGGAAAACTCATTATGTCCGTGTAATGTAGCATCTTCATAAGAAGCCATTAAATTGGAAAGTAAATTATGTAATGAATCTTTTTGGTCTTGAGTCCTAGTGTCTTTAGGATTTAAGTCTTTATCTACTCCACCTACATAAGAAACCCCTATAGAATTTCTATTATATCCTTTAACGTGAGCACCTTGTATCTCTTCTGGACGTCCTCTTTCTATAGTTCCGTCTAATAATATTAAATAGTGGTATCCAATATCTGACCAACCTCTTTCTAAGTGCCATCTTCTGACAGTATCTAAACTAACAGGAGCACCCTCTCTAGTAGCCGTGCAATGCACTATAATTTTATCAATATCTCTCATATATAGTTTTTAAAAGTATGTCCTACTAAGCTTAAAAACATAGCTACTATAATTGCTAATAGCCATTTACCTATCTTATAAGCTGACATTATTATTTGTAAGTCTTTACTCATTTGTTCAACCTCAGATATAAGACCTATCTTAGACGTTCTCTCATCGTCTAGTAACGCATCGTGTATGCCTTGTATTTTTCTGTCTAAGCGATTAAGTTTGTCTCCGAACTCATTCATTTTTTCTCTATCCTTTATATTCATTTTATTTTATTTATTATGCATCATAATTTCTAAAGTTAGATAACCTATCTTTAGACCCTTCATAAGCTGGGTCAAATTCTGAATCTGACAATGCCTCATTAAAACAATCTATTAAACCATCGCCTGCTCCTAATCCGAATTCACTTGTAACATCTGTTAAGCTAAATGTATTTGTATTTGGTACTGCCATTATATATCTAGTTTTTGCATTATTAATTCAAGCTTTCTTTTTAATTCAGAAACCTCGTCTTCAAGCTCGTTTATCCTAGCTGAATTTATTGCAGTGATTTTATTATAAGCCACTTTCTTAAATCCATCTTCCCCTGTAACTACTACTTCTGGAAAGTCTACTTCTAATTCTTGAGCTATAAATCCAAAATCTTTCTTACCTGAATCTTTCCACGTCCATCTAGAAGGTGATAGTCTTTTAGAATATAAAGGCAATAAGTCTTTCTTTAATCTAATATCCGAACTTAATACAAAATCAGTTGCAGTAACGTTACCTGTAACTGTTAAATCTCCATCTAAGTAACTTTCTCCTAATACGTCTAATGCGTATGAAGATGAAGTTATATTTTGACCTGCTACCAATGAATCTCTACCTGATACTAATAAAGCTGAAGCATTAGTAGCACTATATATTCTTCCATCTGTATATATAGAATAAAGACTATTAGAGCTACCAACCGCTAAATTATATCCAGTGTTGTTAATCATACCTATTCCAGCCTCTCCATCAACTTTTAAATCTTCTGTCATCGTTACATTCCCCGCACTTGTAATACGCATTCTTTCTGTATTGTTCGTACCAAATGTTAAGCTACGTGCGTTTAAAGTTTCAAGACCCCATTCTAAGTTTCCGTTAGTTTTAATTTTTAATGCGCCTTGTATATTATTATTACCGAATTGTGCAACAGTTTCAGCAGTAGTTGCTAAACTTTTTACGTCTAACTTAGCACTAGGACTATCCGTTCCGATACCTACGTTGCCGTTAGCTAATATTGTAAAATCTTCAGAACCTGCTCCACCGCCAGCGCCACCGATAATAAACCTCATAGCTCCATCTCTGTCCATTATAATGCTAGACTTCCAATAATTGTTATCAGCGGTAGTTCTAGTTTGAAAAGCAATACCAGCTCCTGTTTGTGTTCCATTTTGGCTTGTTCCACTAATAAGTAACAAACCTCCATCTTTGTGATAAGAGTCATTACCTACCCATCCGCCACCTATTAAAGTAGCTACATTATTTGTTAGAGAATCAGTAGAAACCTCTAAAGTTACATCAGGACTATCCGTTCCGATACCTACGTTGCCTGCGTTGTCAATACGCATTCTTTCTGTATTGTTAGTACCTGCACCTGTGCCTGCCGACCTAAAAACCATTGAATTAGTTGAGCCTGTTGCTCCTGCCTCTACTTCGTATGATATGGATGCTTTAATTCCTGACCCTGCACCTGAGCCATCACCTGAATAAAAGTCAATTCCACCAACTCTGTCTCCAACTGACCAAGATGAATCGTTAGTTGTACTTCCTAAAGTTATTATTGAAGTATTTTTAAAACCTTCTAAATTTAATTTACTATCAGGACTATCCGTTCCGATACCTACGTTGCCTAATCTATTTAATGTTATATTTGAACCACTTATAGCGCCATTTGAATCATAAGACTTCATAGACATTATTTGACTTGGTCTGTCTACTTCTATACCAAAGCCATAATAACTTACCCCTTGAGCCCTATTCTTAGTTCCATCATTATAAGAACCCAACCCAATAAAACCAGTAGAACTTCCTGTATCGTCTAAAGTAATAATATTATTGACTCCAATATCTAGTAAAGCATTAGGACTATCCGTTCCGATACCTACGTTGCCGTCGGTGTCAATTCGCATTTTAGTACTACCCTGCATTCCAAAAGCAAGACCATTTAATGTATTTCTAGTATCTAATAGTATTTCATTGTTTTGCCCTGTTATATTAAGGGTATCAGAACCTGCACCTACAAATTGACTAATAATTCCATCAGCCCCAAGGTCTACCTCTAACTTAGCATTAGGACTATCCGTTCCGATACCGACGTTGCCTACAAAAGAAGAGTTTCCTGTTCCTTGTACTGTTATAGTAGAAGCAAAGGTAGCTGATTGGTTTGAGCTTAATCTTAATGCTTCTACTCCTGCTGTTCCTATAGATAGGCTTGAACTAGCTCCAGATGTATATAAGTAATTTGTTGCATTTCTTGAAAACTCTAAGTAGTTTCCTGAATCACCTATGCTTACATAACCAACCGAACCTTGTACTTTAAATAATGCAGTATCAGCCGTGCCATTATCTGTTAACATCGAATTATCAACTGTATTAACAAGAACTGTATCAAACACCCCCTCCGTTGCACTTACATCCCCTGTAACTGTTAAATCTCCTGTTAAAGTATCTGTAGTATTTAAAAGATATCCGCTTAAGTCATAAGTAGTGTCTGTAAATAAAGCACCTGCTGGTACTGCTGTTAATAGATTGCCTGTTAAAGTAGCTGTTCTAGCATTACTTAATCTAGCGTCTGTTGTAACTATTCCGTCAGTAATTCCATAACCTGCTATTGTAGTAGGTTTTGAAGTTAGACTCGCAAACGTATGATTATGGCTAGTAAGTGAATATCCACTTAAATCTTGGTCTCCTGTATATCCTGCATCGTTTGTAAACTCACTTACATTTGTATAAGTAGTATTCGTATAATTTCCTGCGTGAATATTTGTAGCTCCTTGGTCAGTCGTCCAATCCAAATGCTCATTAGCTACAAAACCTGCTAGAGTATCGTGGTCTAAAACTACAGCGCCTGTAGCTCCATCCACACTAGATACACCACCTGTAGGTGAGGATAACTCTGTAAAATCTGCCATAGTTCCTGCAGTTCCACCATTGTGCATATAAGTTTTGTTTTCGTCAGACCTTACTACTACATCACCTTCTTGAGTAGTTAAAGCTAACATAGCTACCTGAGTAGAAGCTATTTGAACAGAAGTTATAGCTGTAGCTGGTAAATTCGTTATATGAATAGTTCCTGCAGAAGCTCCTGTCCAATCGATATGCTCGTTAGCTATAACACCTGATAAATCGTTATGATTAAAGTCACTAGATACATAGGTAGTGTCAATGTATGATTTAATATACCCTAAGGCAGTTATGTCTGCATCACTTAACTGTGTATTTGTGTCTATATAAGAAGTTATAAATCCTGCAGTATTAGTGTCAATAATAGATTGAATTTCTGCGTCACTTCTTTGTGTGTTAGTATCTATATAAGATGTTAAATAAGTACTACTATCTATAGAGCCATCTGCTTTTAAGAATTGAGAAGATGTACCTGTAGGAGTTTTAAATCCAGAAGCTTCTATGTCTACAGATGACTTAATAGCTATCTGAGATATAGATAAAGGAGTTACATTACCTAATCCGTCTGTAATTTCTTTTAATACCGTTGTTAGGTTTCCATTATCAGCTAACTTTAATAAGGCATCGTAAGTATTTCTTATTTGTGTATTAGTTAAAGTGCTCATATATTATATTTCCCAACCTCCGAAGGTAGATTTTTTTATAGGTTTAATGTCATCATTATTGTTAGTTAAATACTCAGGAAAAAGAGTAGGATTAGCACAGAAGTAGTCTATTAACCTCTTAGCGTAATGCTGAGCTGTATCTCTAGTAGCTTCTGTCATTTGCTCCATATCTTCTCTAGTAAGTGTATTGCTATTCTCAGAGGTGTGCTTAAACACTCCTTTATTGTTAATAGTGTACTGACTAAAAGGCAAGTATTCTAAGAGGCTGTACTGAGCTAAAATAGGTTTTATATATGTAGATACCAAAGATGCGTAAGAACCGCTTAAAGTGCCTCCTATGATGTCTGACTGCAGTTTCTCGTATAAATTAGTACCGATTAACTCGTGCACGTGTATATCCTGTGCAATTTCTACATATTGTATTACTTTGTCAAAATCAATATTACCTGATAAAGGCGTAAACCTTACTAAGTCTTCTCTGTTTATAAATAATGCTTTTTGGCTCATTTTACTTTCTTTTTTTAGTTGGTTTTACATAACTCGGATGGTGACCTTTGTCTCCCCTATCTATTTGAGCTTCTGCTACTCTTTTATCGTTTTTCCATTTACTTCTCTTAGGGTCAAAATTAGTCTCTTTAATCGCCTGAGCTACAGAAGTCTTTTTAACTCCATTCATAGCACCACCACCCCAAGCTTCACCGTTGTTCTTTTTACGTTTAACATAGATACGTCTTTCGAACTTATGGTAGCAATTAACACCGCCTTTGTGCTTCCAAATACTATAGGCTTGTTTGTTGTGACCTAATTCAGAATTAACACCGTCAGACTGCATTTTTATAATGTCTTCTTTACGGTATAATCTACTAGCTGACTCCATAGCTCTACAAAAGTTTCTTTGCTTACCTCCTGAACTCTTACCGTGTTTATGAGAGCCTTGAACATAAGCATATCTTACCTTTACAAAATCATTATCTTGTACTGAGTCTTTAGCTCTATTATCTGCAGGAGCTTGAGAAGATAAATTAACCTCGTGAGAGTTTAAAATCTTTTCCCAATCTTCGCTCTCTTCTTCATTGTCATCTACTCTAGCGTCTACTAAAGACCATTCGTCTTCGTTTATGGTTTCGCCTTTTTTAGAGAGGTATGTTAGCCATTCTACTTGCTCCTCTGGATTAAAATTTGCAGATAAATTCTGCTCTTTTTTATTATCTTTTTTATCTTCTTTAGATACGTCTTTAGTTTTATTTACTGCCTCATTGTCTTCTACTACATCTGCATCTTCTACGTCTTGGTCTTCTGTAGTTACTTCAATTGGCTGACTAGTAATAAAGAACATTTCTGACACCTCTCCATTAACTTCTAAAATCTCTTCTATACCTTCTATTATCTCATCTTGATAAGTACTAATAACTGTAGAATTAAACATCTGAGAAGCTACTAAAATCTCATCAGCATTAGAACTAAATCCAGAAGCTTCTTTAATTCCTAAAAGCATAGGAGAAGTTACTCTATGTCCTACTAAAATTTTATGCATTGCTTCATTAGCTAAATACTCATAATGAGAAGGTGCATCATTTAAAGAAATATCTTCTACCGTTGCTTTGTTGTCTCCATTATCATTAAAAGCTACTATAACTTTCTGACCTCTAGAACCTGTTAATTTTGCTTTAACGTCTCTAGTAATCTCTTGTCTTTGATTGGTGTCAGGGACTCCGTTATTAAAGTTTATAACCTTAGTACCTGAGAATGAGTTCTTTGCCTCATTAAGTAAGTAGTCGCTAATTTCGTTTTCTAACTCAGCATAAGGTAAAGCTCCACTATAGTCTACAGGACTAAAATATGAGTAACCAGATACATAAGGTTTTAAAACAAATAATTCTATCTTCTCTGTAGAAGTTCCAAAAGCTGGTATCTTTTTAAGAACATCTTTAGGTGATTTATTTACCCAATCTGGATGGTAATAATAGTTTTCTATAGCTCCATCAGCATTCATTTTCTCAGGTCTAATAGTATGTATAGGAAAGTGTTTAATCTTAACTACTTTTCTGTCGTTACCTGACTTATTGTAGATAACCTGCATAGAAGCTTGTCCTAGCATTTTACGCTCTTGTATAATCTTCTTAAGGCATCTGTGTCCTATTACTTCTCTAAGAGCTTTAACCTCTGCAGAATCAGCTTCTAAGCCTTCAATACTTAAACCTCTACCATAGATTAAATCTGAGATAGAACGAATAGACGCATTATTAGTAGCTGACTGTA